GTTTCGTATGCATCAAGCCCCGCATTTCGAGCAGCGACAGACAATTGCAAAGTCATAATTCAATTCCTCAGAATGGCAAAATGGGCCGCGAAGTGCAACGGCAGTTAATTTCTTCGCCCGGTTGTATGAATTTACCATCAATCGGGCAACCCTGCGCGATTTTATACCTACGTTTATCTCGCCCAGCTTCGACGTGACTTTGACGCGGCGATTTTCCAGCGTGGCTGTGCATCCATTCAGCCTCTTCAATTCCCAATTCCATCTGGCGTGTGCGATTAACCACCGCATTGGCTTTATTGGATTGGTCGCGCGCAATCAATTCGGCCCGTTTGCTATTGGCCGGATAAAGTTGCTTTAATTCCTTGACCATGGTTTGCAGGTCACGCCCGGCGCTATAAGAGCGCATAACCACACCCTCGACCTGTTGCAGATATTGAGTGGGTATTGATTTGATAAGCCCAATATTTTCCTGCAGCGAAGCATTGAATGCGTCACGTACGGCGGGCGTCATTTTGAATTCCACAGTCCAGCCGGCATCCTTCAGCGATTGGCGAAACGCCGCGTCCGATGATTTGAAAAGGCCCTGCAGATAGGCCTCTGATATTTTCGGCGCCCATTCGTCAAACCGATCAATCCAGCGTTTTGCGAGCCCATCAAGTATCGGACGCATGCGCGCAGCCGGCCCATAGTGCGACGCGTAGCCCTGCAGTGCGCGCGATCCTTCACCCGCTCTAGCATCCTGCGCCAATTCAGCGACGCGGGGTTCGTGCTTGCGATACGCGGCAGTCAGCCAGTATTCAACAGAGCCCACCATCTCCGCGATCATCCGCGCAATAGCCTTGCGGTATGCAGCCTCTATGCCGCGATTGGCGTGTACCGGTCTGCTAGTCTTGACCATTTTTCTCGCCCTCTGCGGGGTCTGGATCATCGGCGCCAGGCGGTATTGGGGCTACCGGGACCACGGATGTGTCCAGGCCCTGATAACCGCTCTCAGGGTCTTTGGCCAATTTCTCGCGGACCTCTTGCGGGTCAAGAGCGCCCATGGTCACGTACGTCTGCGCAGTCGTGGCGTCTGATGTGCGAATCTCGCTCAATTCCTTTGGCGTCATCTGGTACAGCGGCACGAATTCAATGCCAATATCGGGATCAATTTCGCCGAACAGTGAGAGCTGTGCGACTTTCATAATCGTTTCAATTGGCTGACGGTAAAACGCCTCTTGCTGTGCCGCGATCCAATCGTAGAAAACCCGAATCTCCCCGTCACTCGACGCATTCAATCCGCTGGGGCTGATGCCGGTCAGGATGATCGCGGGCATGCGAGAGACGCTGCACATGTGCTCTTGCGCCTGCGCCTGCAATTCATGCAGCCCCGACAGTGGCGTATTGATTTGGATGATTTCCTCACGCTCTTTGTCAAGCACCATCATCCCGCGATTGCTGCGCGTAGCGGTGAACAGATCGACCCGGCTGAACATATCGGTGCCATCGTCATCACCCGATAACACCTGGTCCATGGATGTCGCCAGGATCGTCGTGGAGAAATTATCGATCAGGTCCGACACGCCTTGACGCGTGCGCAACCAGTTTTCAACATAGGGCTCTGCCATCTGCGACAAACTCATGCCGGCAAAATTAAATGCCGGCTTGAGCATATCGGGCAGCGGTCGCGTAACCACTGTGAGCAACCGCGACGAATGAACGTGCTGACCCAACATAAACCAACTCGAAGGTTTATAAAAATCGGGTGCGGCAGGGTCGCGCGCGTCGTATCCGTAGGGCGTCGTCCACATCGCCTCGACTGCCACAACGGCTTTTAGACTACCTTTGGCAATCGTGCGCTTATCCAAAATTAGAGGATGCGCCCGCTTTTCGAGCGGCACCCCGACATCAATAAATACCTGCCCGCGCCCAAATTGGCAATCGTGGCGGGCCACCAGTTGCATGACCCCGCGCACGTCCAGGCGCTTGAATTCGTCTTCGAGCGCTTTGATTTTGTCGGCAGTATCAGTATCGTCGTCTTGCTTGCTGGTGAATTTGACCCACTCGCGGGTTAGCTCGGTGGACATCGTGGAGGCGAACGCCAAATACTCCGCGCGCGTCGCCAGTTGCGAGAGGTACGCAAAGCCAGGAAATCCCCCGCCCGGATACTGCTGTGCCGCATATTCGTAGGGATTGGCGTCGAGTGCCATGACTGGCGCAATGAAGCCTTGAGGCACCACGCCGGGCGGCAGATGTGGCGGTCGAATCGGATATGCGTAGCGATCCTTCGGCGCCTCTTGCATTTTGGCCTTGATCGCCGCCCTACGTAGTCCCGGTTTAGTCATAGTGATTCCCAAGTGATTGGCGGATTCTAGCGTTTGGCGAGGGCTTTGGTAATTGCACCTTTTGCGATCTTCAGGCGGTTAAATAGCGGATAGAGACGGCGCAGCGCCTGCGTAGTTGCGTCAACCTGATCGTCGTTCGCAGATGCCGGGAATGCTGTTAGCTCGCTTACATAATCCTTGATCCACGGTGCGAAATCGGGGTGCGGTATGTGCACGTTGCCCGCCTCCCAATAACTCGTTACCGCGTGGGCTCGCGCCAGTTTCGAGCCATCCGGTTCGATTGGGATGATGCCCGCAACCTTAGATTTGAGCGTGTCGATAACGGCTGGCCCGTTCGCTTTATCTTCAATCAGAATTTCGCGGGTCTTCGGCCAGGCGTCATGCAGCGCGATAACTTCGGTGACCGTCTTCGTGAACGACATTCGCGCGCGGGTCTGCGCGAGTAGATAGCTATCGGCAGAATATTTACCCCACACCTGACCCACAACGAAGTCCGTGCCATCGGTATCTTTAAAGGTGCAATCCCAACTCGCAATAACCTTGTCGAATTTGGTCGGCAGGTCTTTGGGCAGGTAATAGCGGATGCCCGATTCCTTGAATACATTGCCGCCCAGCGATTTCGGCACCTGTTGGTAAATGGCGCTCCACCAGTAGTCCGACAGTTCGGTTTTGAATTCCAGCAGTTGCGACAGCGGGTGCAACTCAGGGATCAGCGGGCCGCGCGGTAGATCAGGATTATAGCCCGCTTCGCCGGGCTCATTGAGAGCCGGGAATCGCAGAATAGTTAAGCGAGCATCACCGGCATGCAGGGCCGCTATACGTGCGGGCAGATCGTCTTCGGCCCAACTGGTAGCCATGATAATCTGGCCACTGTTGGCAGACATCCGCGTTTTGCACGTCGATTGATACCAATTCCAGTGACTTTCTTTGGTCGTGGGGCTCAGGGCCTCTTCGCTGTTTTTGAGCGGGTCGTCAATGATGAAGATGTCAGCCGGGCGCCCCGTGAAACCCCCGCCCACGCCATCGCCGATATATCCGCCGCTGCCGCTCGGATTCGAGAATTCTCCATTGCGGTTGATTTTGTATTTCGGCTTGTCTTTGGGCTCAGGAAATAGCCGGATATGCGCCCGTGACGCTAGGTTGCGGCGCACGTCGAGCGACATCGATCCCGCGAGCGTGGCCGAATAGCTCGCCGCTGCGATCCGCATATCAGGGAATCGGCCCATCAGATAGGGCGGCAGTTTCCGGCTGACAATTTCCGATTTGCCGTGCTGTGGGGGCGCCTGCAAAATTAGGATAGGCCGCAGACCCGCCGTCATATCCTCTACGAATTTATCGAGAGCTGCGCAAACCGTCTCGCTAAATCTGGATGTGATGTACCCCGGCGTTGTGTACTGAATGTATTCAGCGAGCGCCTTGCGCGCCTTGCGCCGGGCCAGCAGTTCTATCGCTGCATCAACCCCGCTGATCACACGTCAGCCCCGCGCGCGATCACGATGGCCGCAAGCTGTTCGTCCGTGAGGTCTTCAGCCTTGATGTTCGCCACGGTCACAGGTCCACCGCCAGGGCCGCTAATTTCGCGTTTCTCCAACGTCATACCTAAAAATTTGGAAATATTGGCCAATGCCGCGTCCTGGTCGCGCGTCAGGATTTTTAGACCATCCTTCGTTTTATGGACGCCTGCGTAAAGTCGCTTTGCGTTACCGGTCAACTTGCGCGTGTCGGCAATGTGCACCAATTCAACGCCAGTGCCGCCACACTCAGGGCATTGCGGGTGCGGCGCAGCGTTCGGATTGAACCCGAAGCCTCCATCGCCTGCGGGGGCCTCTTTGCCGCTGTCACAAGCGTGATTCACTGCCGCCATGTATTCGCCCTCAGTCCATTGGTAGGCATGCCCGTAGCCATGGCAATGACGGCAGCAGACGCGGCGCAACTGCATCAAATCGTTGGGGTCAGCGGTCGCTATTTGCTTCCATTGACGCAGTACCCAGGCCTGGTCAACCTCTGCAATTGCGGCCAGTTGCTCCTTCCTTTCTTCAATACCAGCCTTTATGTCAGGTTTTGACAGTAGTTCTGATCCTTTCTGTCTTGCGCTCGCTTGCGGATAGCCTGCGCGCAGTGCTGCCTGCGTGGCGTTGAAATCCACACAATATTCTTTGACAAATTTAGCTTGACGTTCATTCATAGCCTTTAGTGTAGCGCCTAGCTGCCACACGATCAACAGCACCCCGTCCAAATTACAGGGTGAATCGCGGTGTGGTAAAAATTTCCCTTTAAAATCAACAACTTACACTATCTATACCCCCTTACCCCGTAATTTGAGATAATTCTAAACAGGTAAGTGCTACTACGTAAATGTATCTATACATAGACTATACATACATAATTTGGCACGCTGTACCATTGCCCCGGTTATGAACTAAAACGGCGCGGGGTATCGGGTTAACGGGGTAAAGCCTTATAAATCAATGACTTAGCGTACCCCACACCGGATTGCATGGGGGTGAAATGGTCATGTATAATCAAATATCTATGAAAAACTGAGGTTAGAAATGCGTGAACTAAATTTTATGGACAAAATTAGCGGCGAAGGATCGACCGTACCGTGGTCTGCCGCAGAAGCTATCGAACATGGTTTCACTCGCTGGATGGATCGTGACGGTTGTTTTGAATGCGACATAGCCGGCAGACACGGGCGAAAAATTAGGTATGTTGAAGGCAATCACTGCACCATGTGCGCGAACATCAGATTTAATTTGATATGGAGTCTCTGGTGCCAGGGCGAACCAAGCCGACCAGAGCCATGGGCGTTCGGTTTGGAGGGAGCAGCCAAAGCCGGCACATCCTGGTATTTCGGCAGTCCGAATCATCCGGCCCTATGTGAAAATGGTCCGCATCCGCGCAAGACCCATATCAAAACGTTGCGTTGCGTTGCTTGCGACGAATCGGCCCGTAAGATGGCGGCATTGCAACGCGGCCCACGGGCAGCAGCGCGGGCCGCTGGTTACCCTACCTATATACCCACAGAGACATGCCCCGCCTGCGGGCAGTTAGCCCCACGTAACGTAGTTAACAACTCGTGCCATGGGTGCAAGGGCGAGGATAAGCGCAGATCGCAAAGCCAGCGATTCGCCGAAGAAAACCCGGAATTCGTAATAGACAAAGAAACCGCCAAGGCCTTGGGTTTCACGCTATATCGAACAGGCAACCATTGCCGCAAAGGGCATGCCGCGTATCGTTATGTCTCTACTGGCAACTGTTTGGAGTGCTTGAAAAATGAAAGTTGATCCAGAATTACTTTTTGCCGGGGTTACGCTGGTGGGCACCCGCAAATTTAAATTGCCCACTGGCGCAATCGTAGATAGGGCGCGTTTCCGTGTAATTTACGGGGGCCACACATTCGACTTGGGTAATGGTCGCACTACAACAAGTGCCAGCATTGCCTATATGGAATTGATCCGCTATAGACGTTACCAATAAAAAAGCCCCGCGAGGGGCTCTGTGCGGCTTCATTGGCTCAAAATATCCGCCGCTTTATTCGTCCATCCCGGCACAGCTCGAATACGTCCACAGTGGCGTTCGCAGCCTGCACAGCGAACCGCTGACCGGGACATACAGCAATCGGGCCGCTATCCCCTTCAAACGTCAGCACCGCAGCATTTAGCATCACAGTGAACGCTCCAGGCGCCCGCACCCGCAACTCTATGTCACCATCGCAGCTATTGGTGTAAACAGTGCCCATGGTGAATGTGACGCTGGCTAATGCCTGTAGTGCTGCAAGCTGATCACGCATCTCCGTGAGTTGCGAGCGAAAATGCGTCACGTTTTCTACCAGTGCGATAGCGTCGTCTAGACCACAAGTGCACTTCATGTCGCTAGACCTGATATTGTTCGCATTGCAATCACGCTGGTGCCGCCCATACGTCATCAAAGCGTCCTGCGTTGCCGCAAGCTGCCCCCGCAATTCGTTGCGCTGCTGTTCCAGCGAGTTGCCGAGTTGTGTCGCGCATTCAAGTTGATCAATAGTCATTTCAACCCCTTTACTGCGTTTACAAATTCAATCAGATTGCCAATGGTGAACCCAAAATTGGGCAAATGTGGGTGATGCCGGCTCACGTACGGCACCCCATGGATGCGCGCAAGCTGGATAATTTTGTCAGTCGGCGAGCCCGTCTCAATC